CTTGCTGGTTGTGTTGTAGGCGTACCAGTGACTCCTGGTGGATAGCCTGCGTGGCCTAACGGATTGGTGAAAAGTCCCATAAAATCTCTCCTTGTTTCAAATAATTACTTTACATTTATGGCAAAAAAAATTGCTGCATAAATTTTATTTTTCTTCATCTTGAGCTGCTCGTATGTAAGCCGCCAAGTTTCTAGCTATTTTCACTGTCTCTTTTGTCTGATTCTTTTGACTTGCTAACATGAAATCTTCAACCAATTTTAAGAACTCCGGATTAGCTAATAACTTGGTTAAATACCTTGCACCTGTCAGACCTCCAACAGTCGTAAGAAGTGGAAATATGTTTCCAGAGAAAATAGCCCCAATAGCTTTCATTGCACTTCCAACAATAGCCACATCAGCTACTGTAATACCGCTTTTGGAAGAGTTAAGAAATTTCTCTGCCGATTCAGCAAGTTGACCAGCATTTTTCTGTAAACGCACCAAACGATCATAGGAAGACTTTGGCATCAATTCTCTTGCTATATCTCTGTTCTTACCTTTTTCCAAAAGTTTTGAAAATGTTCCTAATTTTAAATGATTCGTGGTACTATCCACCATGTTCTTTCCGATCATCTCATCTAACTTCATGCGCTTTAGATTACCCATAAGTTGAGTGCCATCTTTAGTCTTACTCAAAACATCATTCAGTTCTCGAATACCTTGGACAGATTCCATGCGTTTCATAATTTCAGCAGGATCACCATCACCTAAAAGTTTGGATATGCGCTTGTTTCGAAAGGTTTTGGCATGCTTAGAGAAGCGCTTATTAGCTAAGATATAGTTCTTTGCAAAGGAAGGATTACTCTTACCGTAAGAAACAATAGCTCTATCAATCTCATTTACTAGTGATTTCAGCAGCTGTTTAGATCCCCCTAATACTTCATAGTTAATAATGTCGTTCAATGCGATCTTGTCATTCATTAAGTCTTTAACTTTACCTTTCAAAAGGTGACCTTCACTGTCGAATAAGTCCCTCTTCATTTTACCTAACAGATCTAACACAGAAGATTGCTCAGCAGACTTAATATTTCCTGGAGACAAAGACTTTTCTAACTCTTCGACCTTATTAGCTATACCTTTTACATCGACAAACGCATCTTTCTTAATGTCATTTTCAGCTTGTTTGTAGTAATCTCTGGTCTCTTTAAGATCTGCATCTCTAAGTTTTTTCATATAGTCTTTAGTGAACTCGCCTGCATCATGAAGCGTGGAAAATTTAGACTGACCTAAAGTGTCTGCTACTGATTTGTATTCTTCCAAAATCTCATTAGTGATTTTCTTTCTTAGGATGTCTAAGTCCCCACCAGTTAAACCTGATTGAGCGAGACGTGACTGAATCATCTTCATCAAAGGACTGTTTGTGATCGTACCAATATCTGCGGTTACACCAGCTTGGCGAAAGTCATCAATAATTCCTTGTTGGATTGCTCTTTTATTACTTGGAGTAAATTTAGATGCAACTTCAGCTAAAGCTACTTTAGGATTGGCAATAATCTTTGCGGCACCTTTCACTGCTGAGGTAGCTAGATTGCCTGAAATGTCACCTACGACTGCGGCAGCCAAACTACCTAAAGGACCTAACTCCCCTTCTTCAGCCATTTGTAAAGCGATTCCTGCTCCTGCACCTCTTAAAACTTCTCTTCCTGAAGGAGCAATTGCTTTGGCGATATCTTTAGGATTAAGTCCTGTTTTCCCTAACTCAAAAATCTTCTTAGGATCTCTAATTAATCCAGTAAACCAGGCAGCTTTTTCCAACGATCCTTCTGGTTTTAAATCCACCCCTGTAACTTTTTCAGCTAATCCTCGAATAGATATATCAGGATAAACATCTTCATCTAATTTAGTCCCAGGTTTTAATTCGACAGCTGCATTCGTATAAAAATCTTGATCAGCTTTAGACCACTCTTCAAAAGGTTTACCTGCATTCTTTTCATAGAGGAATTCAATATCAGCACCAGCATTTTCTGATCTAAGAAGAGGGTTAAGAGCTTTAGATGCAGGTCCTACAGCAATATCATAAGCTAAACCTAATGGTGATCCTTCAACCATTCCTAAAGCTAATTGAGATCCAACGCGACCAGCTTTTGCAATATTTGATCTTTCTTCTTTTTTAGGTTTCTCTAGAGACAATCCATTCAAATGTTCATTAACATCAGAAAGTGAATGACCTGCTTTAATAGCTCCTTTCACATCAAAGTTAGGTCTACTTTGAGCTAAGTAATCAGCTATTTGATCATCAGTGTAACCAGCTTTCTTGGCGCCTTCATAGTCAAACTTAGGCATCCTTATCCTCCGATCTCAAAAGTAGTTAGAGAAGGTAATGAATTTGATTTATTTTGGTCTTCAATGATGATTCCACTAGGTTCTTTTGATGATGATTTCTTTTCACCGGATAATCCTTTTGCATCCAAATCAAGCATAAGAGCAAGACCTTCTAATTTTCCTTGAATCTCTTTCTGAGTATCTGAAGGTTTAGGAAGAAGTTGCTCTGTGATGTATTTGAACCGTGTATTCGAGAGAGTTCCGCGGTTAACCATCTCAACAAGGTGAGACTCAAGAGCTCCTGTCAATGTCTGGAACTTAGCAAATGACTTAGCAGTATCACCTCCCGCATAGGATGATAAGATTCCAGAACGACCTACCTCAGGGACTAACTTAGTCAATTCATCAAAAGCTGTCTGAGTCACTTTCTTCGACTCTTCTTCTTTCTTCTTAGTAATCTCTTCTTTAGTAGGCTCGGCACCTTTCAATACTTCCTTGATCGCATTGAACGAGACTTCTTTGTTCTTAGCTTTATTTCTTAAGGCGTCTTTTTGTTCATGTGAAAGTGTTTTGGACTCATCAATCAAAGTCAGAGCGTCGTTCATATCCTTAGTATCTTGCTCTAGCTTTTTAGTCTGATCAATCTCTTGCTTCAGTTGCGCCTTTTGTGTCAGAGCTTCATTTCTCTGCTGTGCGATTTGCGCATTGGCTTGAGCTTGTTTCTTAAGCTCTTCGACTTTCTCTACACCTAAAAAGTTATTCAGGAATCTCTGTTTAGCTTCAGGATTGTAGGTACGTGTCTTCGTAAGAGCATCCAAGATCTGTCTTCCGCTAGCTGTTGGCCCTAATGCCGTGATAGCTTTCTGGATAGCAGTTTCATCTGCTTGATTCTGGTAGCCTGAAACGACCCCGGCACCAAACCTTTCTCCGATGTCGCCGTATCTATTATCTGCTGGTAGAATTGTGACCATGTGTTACCCCGCTACTGCTGCGAATTGTGCAGCGTTTGTTGCATGTTGAGCATAAGGTGCTGGAGGTGCGCCAACTGGAGCTGATCCCCCTCCGAAGCTTGGGACTCCCATACTACCGATTCCTTGTCCAAGTCCTGTGGCAAATCCTTTGTAGACACCTTGCATAAGTCCTTCACTTGCTGGTGTATGCACATTTTCAAAGGCACGATTACCTAAGAATTGATTCAAACCTGTTAGCTTATTGCGCATAGCATCTTGTTGGGCTTGATATCTTAACTGAGATAAATTGTTCTCTAGTCCTTCACCAGCTTTCAGTGTAGACCTACGAATGCCTGATCCCATGTTGTTTTGGCTTGCGAACTTTTCAAGAATAGAAGGCAACACACTCTCTTGAAAGTGCTTAAGTGCTGGCTTCTCAACACCTTCTTGGAATTGTTGCTCATTAAAGCTGAATAAGTCTCCAAGATCCCCTTTACCTGTCTTAATACCTTCACCAAGAAGATCCATAATCTCTTGTTGTGCAGGGGTCAATGTTGTCTTTTGTTTCGTCTTAGCTTTCTTTCCGAATAAGACTTCACTAAACTTAGGCATATTTACCTCACTTCTTTGTATATCTAAGCGTCACACTGAATAAGTACCCATCCCAGTCAGCGTTACCTGCATTCACATGTAAGTCTGTGCCCATCATGTAAATACCTACACCACTTAATGCTGTGTTAGGATCCACATAAGGCAAAGGAATTCCTGTGCCCATAGGAGATGCATCTTGGGCCGTTCCTGTTAAGCTAACTAATGTTACAAGTCCTGTTATCCCAGTAGGAAATGCTGTGTCTGCTGTGCCTACAATCACGCCTTGGATTGTCTTCGTGTAGATAGGCGCGTTGTTAACCCAAAGAAAACCCGTAACGCGTTCAGTTAAAAAGGAGCTTAAGTCGTCTATCGTAGTGTTGATTGCATTGGCGACGACGATGTGTTCCTGCTGAAGCTGATGTTGGAACTGGTCTTCCCTGTTCTGGGGGGTGCCTTCGTATTTTTGCCAGCTGAAGTTTGGTTGCACTTTAGGCATTAGTTATAGATCCTTCCTGCAGGTTTAAAGTACGGCACAAACGAATGAATGTAGACTGGCTGATCCAATGTCGTTGAAGTAAAATCTGCCGGATTCTGGTAGAACCTGATTGTGTGGGACTTACCTACAGAACCTACGTAGATTCGCTTCCACACTTTAGTCTGATCTGTTGTCGGACTCATAGCGTCTTTAGGCTCAAAAGTAAGAGTGGTCTCTTGATAGTAGCCTGCAGGATTTCCGTCAGAGTCAATGTAAAGCTGATCATTTAAGTAGAACTGCACTCGAAGTTTTGTCAATTGATTTGCAGACACAAACACATCAAGGTAACCGAAGCGACACAGTTCCCCTTGCTCAATGAATGGATTAAAGTTTTTTGTTACAGCGCTCATCAACACTGGAGATGCTGTTAATGTTGTGTCCCCTGCAAGCGTAAGTGTGTTGCCCACATTGAGTTGGTAGACCCAGTTGAACTGATCGCCACCTAAGTCTACTAGTGAGTTGAAGTTCTGTTGGTATGAGGCCCAAGCTTCTCCCATGGCTTGCCATTGATCGAACGTGTCTCCCCAGGTATTGACTTGGAAGATCGTTCCCCGGCCAAGACAGCTAAATGGGAACTCATATACAGCATAAGTATTGTCCAGGTAGTTGAAAGACAGCACATTATCTGAAGCTGTTGTTGTCGACTCAGCATTAGGCGCACTGTTGTAGCAAATCCAGCCTTCCTTGATGTCATCGAACCTTTCGCCATAGCACTGTTGAATCGATGTCTGATTCATGAAAGGCACAGGCAAGTCTTGTACCAGTTTGTATGGGTCCGTAAAGTCGGGTATGATCTCGTCGACTCTCTTGACATTCACGCCATCTGATCCGACAATTGCAGGCTTTCCAACGCTTGTGTAGTACGAGTCATAGTTGATCGCAGTATAAGGCGCATCACACTGCCATACGTTGTTAGTCTTGTCCCAACGAAATGGCTGATTCTCGTCCCCAGTGTATCTCAAGACACGCTCAGAATTTGCAAAGCGCACTACGATGTCCGAGTTGATAAAACTAAAGGTACGAATCGGTTGACTTGTTGAGGCGTATACTTGCTCATCATTCCTAAAGTCTAAAGCATTCAATACAACAGACCAGTAAGCCACATCAGGCCTTTGAACTGATTCAACTGTCGGAGCTAACAAGATGAGACGGAATCTATCTGCTGTAATGTGCAAGGTTTTTGAGATGTCGTAAGGAGGAACACCAGAGACAGCAGTGACAACCTTAGTGGAAAGATTCGCAGGCAAGTACTGAATCAAGTTGCCGTCATAGTAGAATATCGGGTCCCGGTTATTACAAAAGAATGCCTTGAATTGAAAGTTTACTAGAGAGAAGAATTCAGAGATCGTGCTGTTAAAGAGGTCTCCGTATATGCCGACTGTTGCATCCAAGTAGTTTGTGTTAACAGTAGCTGCAGTAAAGGTCATCGTATAAGCGCCTGTCACGTAGTTGATAAGCCCAGCAGACAGAAGGTTATCTGGCCCTTGAAGTCCGCCTACTCCGTTGTCCGTGATGTTTTTTCCTACAAATAAACCATTTTCTACGGTAGTGACTGGTGCGCCTGCTGCAGTAAACTGAAAGAATGTGACCGTGTTTCTCTCAAAAGGAAACGTTGCTAAAGTTCCCGCAAAAGCTCCCATACCTCCATTCAATATTTCTACTTGAGATTCATAGTATGCATGCGGAATCTCACTGACCACATAGTCTGCGTCTTGTGCATCTGCTAGCATGCCGTCATTCTCTACGACTTTACCCAGTCTCTTCTGATTGAATACAAGGATCTCTTGTCCGCCTGTAGATGTGTAGTATGGTTTGATACCCATGATCGCAGTACCAGTGCCAAGAGTCTGACCGGTAGCGCTGTCCCAGGATATGTATACGCAGCTATAGGTATTCAATGGAGGAGGCGTATTGAACGTGATTGAGTATGCACCGGTAACTATGTTAACAGTTCCAGTACCACCTGCAGATCCTGTCAGGTTGATGACTGTTGCAGAAGCATCCGAAGAATAAGTGAAAATTTCTGCACTAGAACCTGGTGTGATAGTTCCGTATGCAGTGATGTTCGAACTGATAGGTACTGGGCTTAAACTACCAGTGAATGTCGTCTGGACACCATTAGGAGTACCAAGAGACACCTGATGTCTATATGTAAAAGGCGCATAGCGATTGTACCCAGAGATTCTCTCGACTACGCCACGGTATAAGTGCGCGTTAATGAGCGACTGAAAAGCATCACGCGGGAGTAACCATGGCTCTAGTGACTCGTTGAACCCAGTGCGGAAGTTAGCAATCGGAAAACCTTGATAACCTGTCATTACAACCCAAATACTAATACGTTGCCCATGAGCACATCTCTATCAGAGCCTTGTTCATTAGTGAACTGAATTTTAACTGATCCAACAGCTACAGATGTTGCATAAGCTGCAGCGCCTTGAATTTGACCAAAACATAGATCATTACTTCCCCCACGCATACCTGTAAGCTGTACAAGATAATTTGTATTTGGTAAGTTATTCGTAAAAGCGACGGTATATTTTCCTTCAGCAGTACGTGTTACTGAAGAAATGTTGTAGGAACTTCTTAATGTAATAGTAAATGTAGGTCCCGCACCCACACTAAAATTTGTCGCAGCAAGTATTGGCATCAAAAGAGCGCCACCAACTTGAGTATTGTTGTAGTATTTTGCTTTTCCACCTGAGACATAATACACCCCAGTAATTGGAGCCGTTAAAGCACCTACAGGATCAGCCTGACTAGGCATAGAAGCTTTTAAATGGTATGTATCCGTACCAGAACCTGACGCATTAAAGTTGTGCTCTTGTCCGATACTTGCTGCAAGGAATCCGAAATTAGCCTGTATGATTGGCTGTGTCGTTGCTATAGCCTGATTAGCCTGCGGAACGTTTGATGTGTAGACCATAGTAACTCCTAAAACTTAGATATAGATCTTTGGTAAAGCATTTCTTCGTAAGTGTCTTGCATGCAGATGTCCTTGAAGCGCAAGTACTCTGGCATGATCTGTGCATATTGGTCCATCTGATTAAACAACTTAAAGCGATGTAGTGCCGCCCCTAGTGCAATCAATGGGCCTAAGTCTGGTCTAAATGGCACGTCAGTATAGTTCAAGAATGGCGCAGGAATCTTAATACCCTGCATCTGAATCTCGTAGACTTGATCAGGCACAGGACGAAGCACAAACATGTTCACAGCATCTAAAGCAGCTTGGGTTGCCGTAAGCACTGGTGTCTGTGGAAAGAATAGTATCCCTTGAGGACGATTAGGATTGAAGACTTCGTAAGATGCTTGAATCGAAGCACCGTTAGAAGGAGCTGTCAGGAAAGTAAGCCCAGTTATAGTACCTGTTGCATAATCAATTGTACCAGATACAGCACCAGTAGAAGAAAGAGGAGAAACTTGAGTGAAGGTGCCGGACCCCGTGAAGGGAGTTGAGGGCACGTCTTGCACAACTTGGGTTCCATCAGTGACATAAACACTCCCTGGTAGAAGAGGAAAGTTAGACAATGTAGTACTAAAACTATTTGTTGTGCCATCGCCAGTTGCAAATGTCGACTTGTCTAATTGCTTAGGATAGTCCTGATAAAATGTGTCGGGATCTGTATACCACTCAACCTGAAAGCCATCTGCATAGACGTCTGGGTTTACCGTCTGGAATCCTGCAGGCGCAAGATATGTAGCTAGTCCTTCCTGAGTGAAGAAGGTGTACTTTGTGTAGCCCCAGAATATCTTCAACTCTTTAGGCAGCACATACTGATAGTAATAATTAATGAGTGTCGCGCACTGAGCATCCGAATACATTGAAGCATCCGGAATACCGCATATGTTGCGAAACTCCGACAGGATGGCGTTGAAGTTCCACCCTGCCGTTGAATTCCAATTAGTTATAGGATAGCCACCAATTGGTCCTGAGCTCATTATGCAGCCCTCTCGCATACAAAGTGTGTTTTGTATCCAGCGACGTAAATCTCAGGAATACCTTCCTTATTTCTACGATACTTGTGAACGTTTTCGCGGCATCCTTCAAGGCTACGAATTACTTCAAGGGGCAAATCATACGTGTGTCCATCGATCAGTTTGTACTGCTTAAATGGATGCGTTTTACTTGCATGGTGAAACTCAAGTGGATAGCCTGGATCGCGCTGGTTACGGAACACCACTCTTTCGTATTTAGGTGCGTTCTGCATCACAACGATCTCATTTTCCTTAAGCTCTTTTCTGACTTGTTCCATTGGCTCGTCAGCAGGTCCAGCTAAGTGCTGCTCTTGCAACTCTTCCACTGGTATCTTTTTTTCTCTAACAGGTCTAGCCATCATTACCTCTATTGGTTGTTATACATTAAGCCAGGGGGTTCACCAGCGGGAGGAACATACGAGATGATGTTGATCTGTCCGCCAGAGAGATAAGTGGAATACGCTCTTGTATCCACAGGAAATCCATCAATCGTGTTCATCTGGAATGTCTTAGCATTAGAATCAAAGTTTCCCACAATACAGCGAGTGTCGTTAATTTGATGCATTCCAAAGACTTTCGATATGGTGACTGTTTGTCCATTCGCCAGAGCAAATGAGTTAGCGTCTGCTACAGTAGATAGCGTCACTACACCAGGAATATCGTTTGTAATCCCTGTGATGTTGTAGATCGTACCTAAAGGAAACCCAACTAATGCTGTCATCTTATCCTCAAAAAAGGAGAGAGAGTTTCCCCTCCCTCCTTCAATTATTACCAACCGGTCGGAGTCGCTGTCATAGCGTCCCACCAGATTACGTTCGTGCTAGCACCAACAACACCAGTGCCAAGGATTACGCCTTGATATCCGATGTCATATTGGTTGCCTGGAGGATTACCTTGTGCAGTAATCTGCCCAGTAGTTGCACTAATCGTTGGAGCAGTTGCAGGGTATGAAATCTCGTTAACAATACCGCCAGATACGTAAGTACCAAATGCAGATGTGTCAACTGGATTTCCTTGCAGGTCATACAACTTGAATGTAGAACCAGTGATACCAGCAACTACATAACGGTTTGTATTGAGCTGTGTCATACCTACAACACCCGAGATAGTGACGATCATGCCATTGACCAACGTAAGAGTATTAGTTGGGCTCAATGATGTGACGGTAACTACGCCTGGGTTTGCTTTGGTTACACCGGTAATGGTGTATTGTGTGTTGTACCAAGAACCACCAAGAGTTACAGGGGTAACTCCGTTTGAAGTGATCAAAGTTGTAACTGGAGCACCAGATGTATATGTGTTTACAAATGCGTTAGCACTTGCATTAACGTTTTTCATCCAGTAAGAATCACCTACAGCAGGAGTAGCGCTTGCAGCAGCTAAAACTGTGTAGTTTCTAATACGGATAACATCAGGAATAAATCCTAATGCTAATGTGACCGCAGTTCCAGCACTTGTAAAATATCCTGTTCTATATTGCATACAAATCCTCCTTTAGTTTTTCTGTGTAGCCAACAGACGTGTCAGCCAGTTGTCATTCAGGAGGCGAGTTGCAAACGGATACTTGTAACCTACTGAACCGCGCTGGTTAAGTGGGTCTTCAGTTCCGCTAGAACCAAGTGGTTTCACGATGAACTCAGCTTCTTTAGAACCAAGTTTCACGACACCGTAGGCTTCTTGACCTAAGATGATGTTGTTCCATACTGGAGTTGCATCACTTGAAGCATAGCCGTTAGTGCTCAAAAGCCATCTTACGTTGTTGGTAGAACCCCATTCAGCTTCTAACGCGTCCATTGGATTAGGATAGTTAGCAGCTGACAAGAAGTCTGCGCAAGCTTCCAGGTCGACTTGGAGTGTAACGTCCATGAAGCCCCAGTAAGAACTACGTACAGGCGATGTCGCAAAGCGGTTTTCGCCAGCGATTGGTTTTGTCATCAAGCGAGCATTTCCAAGACGAAGTGCACGTACGGCAGTCTTAATGTCTGCGGTAGTGATGTTCGTAGGTGTGCCGCCGTTATCTCCATTGGTGCAAGAAATCGATGAAGCTGTTGCAACCATCATATTTCTGATCAATGTATCAAGGGTCAAGCCAAGCTGGAGCGAAAGGACCCGAGTGGCCTCATTTAACACTCTATCTTGTACTGTGAACTGCACTTGATCGGTTCGTTATCAAGTCTGTTACTTTTTTAACCACTCACAGTATGTGGCGGAGGGTCTTGTTATTCCCCTCTCTATATATTTCTATATAGACCCGACTATCGCATCTCCATAAGGAGTCCACTCACTTAGTCTGTCACGGTGGATTTTATTTGTGATATACTGTACTATTGTACTAAACACCACATAGAGGTAATTATGAGTCTTAGAGGATCCACTATCGACACTCGCGCTATCCATAGAGACGACATCATTTACTTGGCTGGTCTTATTGATGGTGATGGATGCTTCTTTATTAGCAAAAGAAAGCAACTTACCACCAACGGTTACGACAGCTATATGATGAAGCTTCAGGTTCAATGCATCGAAAAATCTCTCATTGATTGGATTGTTCAAACCTTCGGAGGAATCTTGATTGTTAATAAAAAGTCCGGTAAGCGCAGAACCTTGTATGGAGCTGAATTCACTGGAAATAGACTGACAACCTTGTGCGAACTTTTGATCCCTTTTCTTAGACTTAAAAAATCCCATGCCGAGAATATGCTCAAAATCCGAAAAACCTTTAACGGGTTGGGAGGACGCATTACTGTCCCTCAACACATTCAAGATATTCGCGAATCCTGCTTTCAATTTTCTCGTCATATTAATTCTCATAAACCTCTTAAAATCCTTCCGCCTTGTCTTCCTTCTGCTAAGCAGCGAGGAGGTCCAAGTCCATCAGAGTAGATTTTTTAACGTTGACACAACCTTTAATGACAACTAAGTTACCGTACCATTTAACTTGCGTACTAAAGTCAGTAACGCTCAAGGCATCACCTGGAGGAGTCGTACCATCAGTGATAGGCACTGTAGCAGCCGACAAGGTGCTGTAACGACGGAAGATCATCTGGTCGCCGGAATTCAGCGGGATGGTCCTCTTCTGCGCGAACAAATCATAAATATAATATGGCCGCGCAAGTGTCAAAAGAAGACGGTCAAAGTAAGTCCGTACTTCTGGTGGCACCTGTGAAGTTGTTGTAATTGGCATATCTCAACCTTTTTAGGTTAGACATTCGCCAGATTTTTCCCTGCAATCTTCATGAAATCCTCATCAGACATTGATGCATAATAGTCAGCCGCACTGAGTTGCCCTTGACCACCGACACTCGCAAGCGTCTGAGGTTTTTGTGCATTCGCAATTGCTCTTTGCCCATTCATCGGTTGCTGGTGCTGTACCGGTGAAGGAGTTGAAGCTTTTGCGTTCAATTCGGCTAAGAGATATGCTGCCTCATAGGGATTCGAAGCTTTTTGGATCATCTCAGCAAATATCGGGTTTTTACTTGTAAGTTCCGGTACGTGACGAGTAACCATAGAGTTCCAGTCCTGACGCTGAGCTTTTGTCTCTATGGCAGTGAGAGCGTCCTTAATCTCTTCCCGGAGGTGAGCGTTCTCCTGCCTAATAGCGTCAAAGGCCTTTTTCACGTCGCGCGAGTCTTCCAAATCCAATGCACTTAATGCATCAGCTTGTTGAACAGGCGCTGATTCTGGTTGACGAATCGGAATCTTGGCGTAGGCATCAGCTTGTCCTCGCCAGTAATCTCGTTCGCCCTGCATCTTAGAAATCTCATCACGCAATGCCTTGAAGTTCATCTGCTGTGCAGATTCTGCAACCTCTGGCAATCCCTGACTGGCGACATCAGGTTGTGTTACGCCCATGTTCAATGGATCACCTTGCGGCGCGTCCATGTAGCTGTTATTTGTTGGTGCAGCTTCAGGAAACAGTTCACTTCCTGGTGCTGACATATCTAGTTCATTCATTCATTTCCTTTTTGTCTCGGCGACAGACCAGTTTCACGCCCATTCAAATAAATACTTGTCACTAGAAGCAAAATTTTTTAGGCTAAGAGTATAGATCCTGACTTCTTAGCAGCCTCTCCGACAGTAGGCACCACATCCTTGCTGCTCTTTGACATCTCAGCTTCACTGATAGGCACGTCAAATGGCAGGCACAGATCCGGCTCTACTTCCAACTTTCTCTCTGCATTGTTCCACTTAAAGACAAGCACGCCGACCATCGCAGCAGGTGGCCTCTTAGCGATCACTTCCCAGCCAGCAACTAGCGTGTTGGGATGCTTCACATGAGGTTTAGCTGCATACAATACCCAGAAGTCACGTTGAAGTTTTTGTGCATACTTCTCCGCTAGTTTCTGTGCGTCGGTCCAACAGTCTGCAGCCATGGGTTCCCGTGTCTCCCCCATCTCCTGCATATTGCTGTTGCGCTTCTGTCCTACTAAGGTTGTCTCTAACATGCTATGACCAAGGATACTCTCTGAACTGAGAATGTGCTTTATTCAGTTCCATTTGAGTACCACGTTTGCCTGCGAGTCCATACGCCTCATCCATAGCTTCAGTCTTCATTTCGAAAACACCGGACTGCCAATCCATAGCAACAGATTTTGGAGTAGTCTCTGATTGATGACTAACCATTGGCTGGCGCTCATTATTGTGCTCCATGCTTTCAAATCCACCTTGATTGCCCGAAGGATTTTCTTTCATGATCATTTTCCTTTTGTTTTTAGTTTCCGCTTAATGCTCTGCGGGGTTTTCACATGCTCCGCTTTCTTCAGAGCACTGCGAGCCTTGGTTAACGCGCTTGGTTTTTTCATCTCAAATCTCTATTGTTATGTCTATATGTCTAAGTTGATTCTCGTTTCCTGGTAGTCTTTGGTACTGCCGAAACTTAAGCTTTTTGTCTTCCTTTAACTGAAGCATCATCATCTGGTAATCGTTTTCCGATGTTTGAGTCAGCTCATTTATCGCGCCACAAAGAGCTCTGATCATCTGCATCTTATCCATACCCGCGACCTTCTGTTCCGTATTTCGCACTCGGTAGCAATGTATTCTGCAGCTCTCTAGGGTTCTCGTAGACTGCTTTTCCTGGCTTTACACCTTGCCATTCTTCCCAGTATTCATGTTGTGCTCTCTCAGCCGCCAAAGCTTTCTGGATTTCTGAAGATGATTCTTTTGATCCATGACTCGTTCGTGATTGTGTATTTGTTCCGTACTCGTTCCCAAGTAGTTGCTGCTTTGCCCAATCTCCCGGTAATGGATGAAACTTCGGATGGTAGCTGTTGTACTGTCCCGGCTCGGGTTTCAGCGTGTTCATTGGGGCGTTTCCCCCTTGCGATATAGTCCCCATAGCTCATAAGTCCCTAGATTGTACGTATTCACATAAAGCAGCTTTACATTCAAAAAGACGCATTCCCAAGTGGCACATTATCCGACGCATGCGAGCCATGTGCGTATCTGTAACTGTCTTCGTGCTGTTTTCTCTCGTTCTCCATCTCAAACTGCAAGTCACTCATCGTCGGTCCATTCGAGCCTTGTTTCAGTGCAGCAACAGGCAGTCTCGTCTTCATCTTTTGTCCAACTACGCTCTGGTATCCGCCTTCACCTTGAAACATGCTAGCTGTCATGGCGTGCCACTAAACTGAATACCATCGCAATGCTCGACAACTTGGCCAGCTACGTTACTGAACTTCCGTGCGCTTCTCATAGCCAGCAAATCACGCTCAAGATATTCTCGTGCATGGGGCTGCATCCCATTAGTGTCTAACTGAGTACAGAAACTTGGCTCTAGCTCACCAATCTGATAAGCATCCAAACTTCTAGTGTTTCCCATGGCTAAGTAGTCATTGCCCATGTTTTCGTCTATCATAATTTCTCCTAATATTTGTAAGTGTCAGAACCATGCTGACTGTCATAAGGCCGGCTGTAACTCTTCTCTATGTGATGCTTTTGATGCGCCATAGATTTGTCGTGCCGGGATTTCTCTTCATCGCGCAAGGACTTAGGCTGCGTGTAGTGCTGTAAGTCGCTGCCTGCAATGCGTGTGTCGTTTTGTCCGCAACCCATCTGCCCTATTCCATCTTGCATTTACTTGCCTGTCACTGCAGGTTGAGGGACCACTGTGTCGGCCTGCTTCAGTCTCTGTTCTTCCTCGATCCCTCTAATCATCTCGAGTGTCTTTGCAGCATTGTTGATGTCGATCTCGTCCATCTCTTTGATTGCCCGTACCTCATTCAATGTTGCACGACTTCTCTCTTCTTGTGCTGCTGCAAGTCGCTCTTCTGACAACGCGGCATCGTACTTAATTCTGCTAAGCCGCTCTTCGCCAAGCGAGATATCCGTAAAAGCTTTGGCCTGTAGCAACTGATTGACTTGAGCTTTGTCTTCCTGTTCCTGTTTCTGTGCTGCCTGTGCTGCCTGCGCTCTCTGCTCAAGTAAGACTTTAGCCCGCTTGCTGATTGGGTATGGTGACATCTCCCACAACATCTCATCTGGAACGTCCACGCCACCCATCTTCATAGACCAGGCCTGCATAAAGGCTGACTGTTTCTGGTAATCTGTCATTGGAAGCTCGGTAAAGTCTATGTCGTATTCCAAGAAGCTATTATTATGAAACTCTGGCGTTGGATCTTGCTTAATGAGTCTTTGAACTTTCTCAGGAGTAAACTTCTGGATCATCTTCAAGACTTTCTTGCTCACTAAGTAGTCGGCTTCCCTGAAGTTGTCCATGATCGGTCCCAGCTGCATAATGGCCATGCTAGTCTTCATCTTGAACAACATCGCGCTCATTCTGTCTGTCTGATCGTTACCAAGAGCGCCAAGATCTACAAAGTCTTTAATGTCTGCGTCAAAAGATTCCTGAAGCTTGAACAAACTTTCAGGCAATGATGGAGGGTCAATTCTTACAGCGTCGTCAATCTCAAATCCAGGATTGAAAAAGATTACCTTTCCTTGTCCGGTCTGGAACAATGACTTAGGATTTGATACTGCCCCGGACTTAGCTTTCCATCCGCTCCCAATTTGAGAATCCATGATGTCAAGGAGCTTGGATTTGCGCATGTTGTATTCTTCATTACTATCGCGGAGCAATCGCTGAAGCCCTTGAATTTTCCACTGAAAGAGGTCATAGGATGGATCGAATACGCAATAGTATGGGACGAAGGGGTACTCGCCAATGCCCCAAGGATCTTCACCGCTATAGAGTAAACGATTTTCGACAACAATATTGTACTCAACGGTTTTGTAATACCCTTCAATGACGGCAAGATTCGGAAACATCTGTCTGTAGATATCCAAGCGTTTTTTGTCGCCTTTCCATGGAGTTTGATCTCCTGTATTCCTGTCGACAAGAATCCAGCCTTTTTTGTATCGCTGCTTCCAATATTCATTGTATGCTAAAAGCTCCTGGAGACCCCACTGGCGAGCGTAAGGTTCGTATGTAAATTTTTCGTCTCTGTTTCCGTAACCCATTGCATCGACTTCACGCTCACTTCCAGGAACAAGAGACTTAACTACATCCTTGCTCAGGTACTTCCTACGAGCCACAAAAGTACAGTCTTCCAAGTCCATACGTGTGCTGAATGGATCCCAGATTACATCGTTCCAATTGTCCAAGTGAAATTCAATACGACCGTTCACATAGTCGCTACGATAGTCTATCCATGGTGAAATCCAGCTCACACCAGACACAAGACTGTTGTGTTTAGCTTTATTCATCGCACGGTAGCCCTTGGGGGCCATTTGAGTGTGCAATAAGTCCGTAAGTTGATCTGCTGTTTCAGGGTTACTGTTTTCCCTAGAAACAACAACACTTTGCATTTGATTCGCTGACAAGTACCCTGAGACCATGTTTATAGTCTTTCTGGACTTATTGAATGTGAAACTATTGCGTCGTTCCTCATTCAAGTACTTCATTTGCTCAAGCGACCATTGATTGCCTAAATAGAAGCCAACGTCGCGATATGCCTCCGCGTAAAAAGTATTGAGCAACATGTACGCGCGATTATAGTCTTGAGTAAAGTCAGATACTATGTCGTAATCCGTTGGCATCCAGTCACTAAAGTAAATACTTGATAATATTGACCTTAGTTAATCTTTTTTTGAATTACAGTGCAAGAGGTATCCTTGTCGTAAAGAGTTTTTGACAAGAAAATGAAATGAGAATATGTTCAGTGGATTATAAAACAAAACCCACCACCCCGCTAGGAGTGATGGGCTAATTGTCTAAAGCCCGGGTACCAACCAGACCTTATCCCTTAAAGTACTTGTCATCATAATGGTCACCCGGATTTTAGGCAACAAAAACCTAAAAAAGGAGATCTTATGTCTAACCCTATCGCACCTTATCAAGAGCCAACCCCAAAACAAAGATTCACTGGTTATTGGATTCCGGTCGAACTCACCAAACTGGGATTAACCAAAACCGAACAATTTCTTCTTTCGATGATCGACTCTTTGGAAGCTGATGCCCCGGATTATTGTTTTGCTAAAAACTGTTATCTTGCCGAAAAAATGGAATTATCTGAATCCATGGTTTCTCGATACATCACACGCCTCAAACGTTTTGGATTAATTGAAGAAGTTGGTACTGATGGAAGAAATAGAAAGTTAAGAACAGTAAAAGAAAACTGGTTTAAGAGAGCCGAAAATTCAAAAAAAGAATTATGCGCATCCGTGCGTACCCAAGGTGCGCAACCTTGCGCAGATAGGGTGCGTAAACTTGCGCCCCCCTCATCTATATATATAGAACAAGATAAAGAAGTTGTTTGTGTGGACCCGCCGCCTGTTGCGGCTTCGCCACCTGTTTGTGTGGATTCGGGGCCTGTTGCCCCTCCTCCACTTTTAAAAAAAATAACTATTAAGGCAATCGAAGGCGAAGACATAGCCTTGACGTTTGAGGAACTGATCAGCCAATGTGTCCTTTGGAAGAAAGATTGGTCTATCCCGGAAATTAAATATCTCTGGGAAGTCCTTGAAAAATATGAGCAGTCTGTGCGAGACTTTCAGAAGTTTTGCGAAGGAACCATCCAAAACCATCGATGTATAAATAATATTAAGAAGCTTAGAACCAAAGCCAAACAATGCAACTTCCGGAATTCAACAGACTCAAAACCATCGAAAAGACCGCAAGAGAATGGCGTCTCAAAAACTTTGGAGCGCGCTACGAACAAGCATCTCTTGGAAAACTGGAGGTCGACGCTAGGACTATCGAGTTAATTTTGGGATATATGAAAAATCCCAAAAACATGTTGGTTTACATGGGTGAATATGGTTTAGGGAAAACTTATTTCTGCGCTGCTCTAAGTGAATGGATAGTAAGTAGTTTTAATACTTATCGTTATTATAAAGACAGTCAATTACTTAAAGGATTACGTGAAGGAATTAGCGAAGGTTTCGGCGATTATCTTGGAGCGCTTAAATATAAAATCGATGATGAATTAGTCATTTTAGACGATGTAGGAAACGGCATCAATCCAGATCAAATCTCATACAAAGACCTCGAATGGAGAAGAGAAATTTTACTTGAATTTTTAGATTATCGTTATAACACAACGCTTCCAACTATAATAACTAGTAACTTTTCTCGTGCTCAATTTTTACAAGTTTATGATAAACGCATATCAAGCAGATTATTCGCTACAGAAAATACTTTCATAGAAGTTTTTGGTGAGGGACTTGATAAGCGCCAAATGGGAATGTAAAAATTAAAACAAAGGATTAAAAATGGATTTTAAAAACTTTGTTGATGACGATAAGTTTTTCCAACATGAGAATGGCAAAATTTACAATAGAAAAGAATTTAACGAATACATGAGAGATTTAGCAATCAAAGAAAAAGAAATAATGGATAAAAAGCCAAAATTAAATCGTTATGAACAAGGTTATCGTAAAGGATATTGCCATGGATTTCAAATGTGTTTAATGGGGAATTATACACAAAATGATATGAAAGTGGTGAGAGATTGGGGTACAGGTTGGGATTTAACTGGACCTCCACATTCTCCTTTAGCCGGTGTTTATTTAGACGGGTTAACCGAAGAAGATGAGCATAGATTTTTTGCTAATAGAATCAACGAAAATTGGAATGATCCCAAATAAGGAATAACATGACCGACAAACTATTCGCTGTTTTTTGGACAATTACTGCTATACTCTTTTTAGGTGCTCTCCTGTGTGTGATATGCCTTAGAACCATTTCCCCTGGATACGTAGGTGTAGTAGTTGACCTTCTCGGAGACAATAAAGGTGTCGAGGCCAAAGAACTACACGTTGGAATGCACTGGATAAATCCTTGGAAACAAGTGTATCAATTCCCTATCTTTGAACAAAATGATACCTGGGAAGACAATGAAGGATTTAGCTTTCAAACTAGCGAGGGTATGGCTGTCTCTGGTGACGTTGGCATCACTTACCATCTTAGGCCTGACGCTATTCCTGCTATATTTCAACGTTATCGAAGGGGTATGGATGAGATCACTAACACTTTTATTCGCAACTACATTCGCGACGCAATTAACAAGTCTGCTAGTAAGACCAAGATCGAAGACCTTTACTCCGGGAAAACGTCCTTCTTCGAAGAAGTAGAATCCCATGTCAGAGAAGACCTGGCCCCTATCGGGATCGAGTTAAGTCGCATCTATCTCATCGGCAGGTTCCACTTTCCTGTGAATGTCATCACTGCTTTGAATGCCAAGATAGAGGCCAACCAAAGAGCCCAACAACGAGAGAACGAACTGCGAGAAGCCGAAGCTGAAGCCAAGAAACAGATCGCCAAAGCTGAAGGTCAAGCCCGATGCGTCGTGTTGCAAGCTCAGTCCGAAGCTGAAGCAAACAATCTTCTGTCAAAGTCGATCACGCCAGAGCTGATTCAATGGCAAGCTGTCCAAAAATGGGACGGGAACTTGCCTCACGTAACCGGAGGGGCTGTCCCCTTCATTCCAATCAAATAGGTACTATGGGCTGCGATATTCACCTGCACTTCGAAAGAAAAGAAAAAGACGAATGGAAAGAAATCCCGATACAAGACTACTTAATTCCTAACGACAGAAACTACGAATTGTTTAGTTTTTTAGCATCAGTAAAAGGAAGTCATGATGGATATTTTTGCGATCGAGGTATACCTGATGATTGTAGTGACACCTTCCTTCGAGACAATCCCGACCTGTTTTCACACACTTATGCCTATCTCGATGAAATTCTCAATGCTCCTTGGAGAAGACATAACCTTCAAGACACATATTTCCACATCTTCTGCCGAGATGTTTTACCACGAATATGCACTCAAGATTCTACAGGACTGACAGGCCTTGAATGTAGAGATATCCGAGTAATAATGGCCTTCAGCAATTAAAACTTTTCAGAAATTCAGAGTTCAGTTAAGTTGTCCGCATTATAACTTGAGGAAAAATCTATGAAGCCCTCTAAATCAAAACCACCAGGCACTGAAGATAAATCCACCGACACTGAGTTACAAGCGGTATTTTATAACATCAACAAGATCTTAGACCGTCTTTCCAACATCGAAGATAAGCTGACTCCCAAGAAAGAATGGGATCCTAGAGAAACCCCAGGCATGACTGGCAAATTTCACGTTGTAGATCCTTATCGATATTCTAACCCTTGGGACCCCATAACCCCATCATCTTCTGATAATCATTATCATCAACACCACGATCAGGACGAAAGCTCGACTCCGTTGTCGCAAGATAACGAAACGCGTCAGAACCGTGGCTCGTACTGTCATGTACCGGGCGATCACTATAAACCCGGAACTTCTCATTGTAAGACTTGCGGTAGTTCTCCAAACACTTCAGGCCGTGTTCGCATCGCTTTTCATCAAACCAGCACCTTGAGAGAATCATACGCACAGCTTCTATCCCAGACTCTAAGCTCAATTTTGGCGCAACACGGAAGTTCAAACCTAACCGACGAGCTGTTTCAAGTCTTGTCGTGCCTGTTGTCAACTCCCGAGCTTGAATGTCATGTGGAGCAACAGCAAGGTCGTATACACATCCAGTTTCTCTGCGATAATCATCTAAAATTCGCACATAGTGAGATAACCCTTCACCAGAATTCTCATAATAATTAATCAGATGAATTTCTTTGCCTACGAATTGAGCAAACCAAATCGCAGTAGAGTCACCAATTCCAAGGTCCCAGTACGTCCTGACAGGCACAGAAGGATCGTAAGCCACATGACAAATTTGGCCTTTCTTTCGCACTTCATCCATGTGACGTCCATAATAGGAACCCTCCTGACCTCGATCAAAGTTACAGTAAAACTCTTGCTGAATCAAATCCTCTGGCATCCCCTTTCTGCGCTCTGCCTCAATCTGTTCTTCAGAAAGCACTCCAGTAGTCTTAACCGTCAACAGCTCATAAAACCACTCATCAGGATTCTTCCGCGCAATCTCAACCAAGTCCCACCCGTGATTGCCTTTACCCCTTGGCGTGTACACGAACGCTGCCCAGCCGCCGTTAGCTGCAAGAATCGGTTTGATGTACTCATACGACATTGGGTCCATCAAAGGCCACTCACTGAAGACTACACCTCGAGGATTGGTGCCCATTACGTTGTCATAAGAGTCCCCGCCTATGAGCTGAATAAGCGATTCTCCATGAGCTCCTTTAATCCATATTTTCATCTCTGTGTTGTTGGGATTACCTACAATAATTTCCTTGGGAATATAGTCCAACATACGCTTCCCGTCATTGGTCATACCATCCCAAATAACCTTCTTAGCTTGAGCAAACGTCGGGAGAAAGTAAAAGTACTGCCCAGGCTCCAAATACGCCCGCTTTATCATGTAATTCCACATGGTCGTATCCTTCCCACCCCGCCGATGGACTATCCACACAGCGTTTCGGACACCGTCATCTAAAGCTTTTAAAATATTTTCTTGATAGTGTCTAGGTTCGTATCCGTAGGGAATAGTGATCGCAGGCATTAATTCACATGATAATAATTAAGAAACTTCGCTTTCGTTTTCCTCATCCAGATCGAGGAGTCTTTTACGAAGCTTTTCAGACATCTTGATAACTTGCTCTTCAGAAAGAGACTTAACTTCACAAACTTTGATTAGTTCTCGCATGACCTCAACATTCTCTCTAAAAAATATAGTGATCATCGCAATACACTTAAGACGAATAGCAGGCTCAGAATATTCCGGCAAATGATCAACCAGTTTATTCAAAAAAACAATCTCGGTAGAAAGATCATGAAAAGCCTTACAGAAAAACAAAAGATCCTCAGGAGACGCGAAACAATTAGCCATCTTTTCCATGACTTCAGTTGTCATCATAGCGTATTTCATGCTTCCTCCAAGTTAAAACAGGGAGACACTGTGATCATCAGCGCTCCCAAATCAGACCCATCGTACGTCCATTGGCTTTTATCCAATAGAAAGATCTGACCCCACTATAGGACTATTTCTTTTTTGTAGCTTTCTTCGCAACAATCTTTTTTGCTTTAGCCACGACTTTATCTCGCTTCTTGTCTGCTTTTTTCAAAGACTTCACATCTTTGGTTACTTTTTCAGACTCTCGCTTGATCTTGTTGATTTTTTTATCCACGATATTCCTTTTTTTCTTCTTTCTTTAGCAACTCTTATGTTTCTGTCTTCACATCGACAGGCCCAATCTTCATGATCTTCTGGAAGGCATTTACCACACTTATGAAAGTCATCCATTAGCAGCCTCCATACGGTTACACAAATTCTTGTACGTAACTCTCAACATCGCAAGCTTACCCGCATGATTCTCAGCTATACGAGATAAAAGATAAACAGTTCTAAGTAGTCGTACGTTGCGCTCGTCATCCTCCCCAACAGCATCCTTGACCCAGTCAGTCTCAGCCTCCACATCATATAGCTCACACAGAGGCATGATATCTCGAATGAATGACTGCATCTGCTCACAATCCCAGTACGCAAGAAACTCGTTGATCTCATCTTCTAATGATCGCACCTTCTTCACGTTATTCGACGACACCCATGATATTCTTCTCGTTTATCAACAAAAGGCCGTCATCTTCCAAGCTAACCTTCGAACCACTGTATGGTACTAGCAATAAAACATCTCCGACCTTGATGTCAACTTCAACTTTACTGCCAACATTAATGACGGTCACATGAAACGGAACATCATGTTGCGAAGGAAGAATAAGCGAACCTTTCTTCTGTTCAGTCGGCATCGTCTTTACTAATACGTTATTCCCTATAGCGCGTAGCATATTATCCCTTTATATCTTTTAAACTTTTCCCTTAAACGGCTCTGCACATCTTCTCCAAGCAACCACTTTACAATCCTGGTAATTATGCGCATCCATGATTATTTCCCAAGTGGAATTTGGCGTCTCGAATACAGCCATATTTAAGAATCTAGCACCCAATGGCTCTTGCAAAGTCACCTCGTACACATCAAAAGTATGAGGTAAAATCTTTCTACATACATTCCAAGGTCTTTCTTCCATAATCAATTCCTTCTAGAGGCTAAAAAGATAAAAAAATCCAGAAACTTTAAAACTACCCAGCCAACAATGGCCATGCAAATTATCTTTACCCATTTAAACATTGCTCTTTAGCCTCTCTCCTCTTCTGTCTCTGTACTCTTTGCACCTCACGATTCATTAAGCCATTACATTTACAGCAATATTTCTGATTCTGCGTCTTTTTAAGCGTGTCGTCACCACAAACGCTGCACTTAAATATCTCAACGTTCCTTTTAAACCCAACTTTCACAGGTTTAAGCAGCTTTTTTCTACCCATCGCGGAAATCCTAGGTTAATTAGGCCCACAATGCTAAAAAAAAGTTTATTAGACAAGAAATTATTTTAAAAAAAGGTTTTTTCTACCGGTTGACTACCAGTTACTGCCGAAATAGTAATTGCAGATTTAGGCTTGAGGATATGTCCAGAAACATTCAAGTTTTCACGCTGCATCTTATAATAAAGCAACTCACGCCACAAAAAATAATGGGTAGGATCATTATAAAAAAGCCTCTCGTTATGCTGTACCCAATCGGAAGCTTGCTCTAAAGAATCGAAAGTCAGAGAAAAAAGTGGAAACCCTTTCTTCCGTAAACGAACTCGATAAGTCACGTTACCAGAAGGATGTTTTCGTTCGGTGATCGTCGCCATTACTTTTTCTTTTTAGGAGGTTTTTCTGGCCTCTTACTACAAAACTCGCAAGTGGGATCTGAACAGCATCGCTCTAGCCATTCTTCACAGGTAGCGCAGTAGTAACAATCAAATGTTTCATTGTACGAAACTTTAGACTGACACACGGAACATGAATTAAGTTTCTTTTCCATAAAATTTGTCTTGACCCGTTTTCAAAAAAGCCTACAATAAAGAATTATTAAGGCGAACGTAAGGTGGGCGCGTAGCCGATTCAGTGAGGCGAAGGGGCCCCACTCTTACGGTCGGCCTGTCTTCCATTTCATGCCAGACGGGCGGAAATGGATTTAGATATCAGAAAGGAGAATTGTCTCTGTAACCAATTAGCATCATCCTCAATCATCCATCTCTCTAGCTAACTTTTTGCTATACTGGATAGTCAAGTAATAAGCCTCACCTTTCAAAAATTGCCGCCTTTCTCTCTCAAGCTTAATTTTCTGCTTTTCCTTCAAGTACTCAGCCTGGAGCTTAGGGTTCTTTTTTGCTCTTTCCTCCAGTATCTTTAATGCTTTTGTCGCCATCACTTCCTTTAATTTGGTCCTCTAGGTCCATCTACACCGGTAGGGCTCGAACCTACGACCGCCTCATTAACAGTGAGGTGCTGACTACCAACTGAGCTACGGTGTAATAAACTTGTTCTCTCTCCGCACATCGGACAAAACTTCACACAGATATATCCGAAGCACTTGCCTGTCTCTGTGTCGACAATCGCCATATGCCCAGCGTCGAAAACCATCAAAGTGATGTCGTCTTCTTGTCGTACGCATCTACACATCTACGTCTTCTCGTAAAAGGTTCACTTTTTCCTTTAAGTCCTTGATCTCCAAGCACATAGTATACATAGCAGTAGCAAAATTAAAATTGTCAGTAAAAACATTGGGGTCCCTCTCTCTTGCTTCCATAAGTTGTCTTTCGTGTTGCGCAGCATGCATCTCAAAGTGCGCAGTGATCTCTTCTAAAGAATGAATAAACATGTAACTCCTTATAACTTATGAACTAACAAAGTAATTATTAACCAACACGAAACCATAACTAAAGTAAACAAAACTACGGTCTCGAAAAACAACCAGAACTTAACCATGATACGCCACTCCCAGCACACCTTTTCTGCCTTTAAAGTTCTTCACCTTGTACCACCGGTTGTAACAGCAGCCGGTTAAGAGCCTCTCAATATTGGAGTCCGGCCGAGTAAAACACGACATAAGATCCTGATGCTCAATCCATTCAAGCTTATCTAAATCACCTTCAACCTCATGGAAAAGCATGTAGTCCCAGTCGTCCATACAGACATCCTGATCCCATAGGGCGTCTCTCTCCTCATCAGTCAGTTCAGTGTTGTCGTAGTACTCAAACTTGATCATTAGTCCTTGCCTCTTAGTATGTTACACAAAACCAGAATCAGAGCTCCTAAACTTAGCAGGATTAAGCCAAACATCAACACAAAAAACAAGAAGAAACTCCCGCAGAAGACATACTCAACACAAGAACTTAAGCTACAAGCACTTGGGTACACAGGACAAGCCCACACGTACTTATCTACGAGGTGCCAGCAAACAGCACAGCAAACAAGGTAAATAGCGACTTGTATCTGTATCATGTTTATTCTTAGGTACTTAGGTATATAGAGTGCATTTTATTTAAAATAGCTTGAAGAGTCACAAAAGTAAAGCAGAAAGTGGACTAGAGGAAAGAAGACTTTATAACATGTTAAGTATCAAGGACTTGTGTACATAAAGTACAGAGGTAGTAAGAGGGAAACACACGCTAAAAGAGAGAGAAAAACCAACCTGAATCTGGAAAAATTAATGATGAGGTCCTGAATAGTATTACCTCGCTCTAATAGGGGGCCAAGGGGGGTCGATACCTAATACTTTCTTGAATCAAGACTAAGAAGCAGAGTGACATGCGACAGACATTCAACTAATGATTTGATATACTCATAATTGACATTATGGTGCAAGCACGCTCACATGCTAGCTAGAGGCCTTCTTAGATGCGTAGGATACAACGTTGACTGATACAGCACCCTTATGTTCAGTCTCTACTTGTGCCTTCTCATGCCATCCGTAGCGATTAACCATGTTGTAGTACCAGCTCCTAGAGTTACCTAAGCAAGAGCCTAGAGCCTGCTTGTGGCCTATGTCTTCCCAATGCTCTTTTGCCCCGCGCATGGCTTCGACAAGCTCTTCTTCGCAAAACTCCTTAGGATACAGTCTAATAAATTCACGTACAGTGGTTTCGCTGATGGGCCCGAAGCAATCCAGTGAATACCCCTTCCGTATGTGCGCCAAAAGATCTTTAAACAATTTTTCCCTAGAGGTAGCACAAACATGCAATTTTGCCATCCTTTCCTTGTATGTCATCTTCTTACCTTGCGCCATAACCCACCTTTTTTAGTCCAAAATATCGAGCTTGTTTTCTTATCTACACTATATCTACAGTGTATATTCGGTATCCTATTGCAGTCAAGACTAACAACAATGCTTGCAAGTAATCAGTGTCTATGCTATACTACCTAGCAATCAGATACAAGCGTACCTGATGAAGTAACTAAAGCACTAATTATAAGCTAGTCTCCTAGGTGACCGGTCATCAAGCCGGCTGGTTGTAGCAGGTTTATGAGAAGTGTGACCAAAAGACCTTAACCTTAAAGAGAGAATACCAATGAATACAATACTTAAAAAGATTGAAGGTGAAATCAGATATCTTGTTGAATATGACCCTGAATGTGTTGAAGGTTCGTTTGACTTTGGAAATGAGAAGGAAAACGCTGAATACTTAGCACGCTTTGAATCAGGAGAATTAAGTAGCTACCTAATAGTTAAACAAGGTCTTTGTAAATGCTGTAAGGGTTGGGAATGTATTGATGCGATATGCGCAATCCATGCCGGAAGTGCCGAGGAAGCATTAGCATATTACAAAGCAGAGCATGAGGTGACCGGTCATCAAGCCGGCTAGGAATACCATGAGCGAATACAAAAAACATAGCTGGATAGATGATGAAGGGATTGAATGTCACACGATCTTGATGCGCGATGCAACTGGTAGCGTAGACGATCTGAATCCTGTAGACATAATCTATACCGAGGAAGAATTAAACGACTTTATCAATCAGTTGTATGCAGTCGGTGCATTTGATAATGAAACTCGAATTGCGCTAAAAGATGCGCACTATGAAATTTATGTTGAGGAGGTGACAGCATGACCCTATTACCCAACGACACGGAACCTTTAGAAGCCTTCGAAAAAGAGGTATGCGACTTAATGCTCAAGTATGCGGAAACATGCGGCGCAAACGGCATAGCATACGTGCTAGCTCGGAACGCTTCACTGTCTGCCTATAATTGTGAACCAGAATCAGGCATGGCACACTATTTGCTTTGCGAAGCTATGATGCAGGGCATGCGCGACTTGCAGGAAATAAAGGAGAGTGAAGATGACTAAAGACGATGAGCACCATCACTGTAAAGTATGTAATGCTATATACGTTTATCTCGACGAGCTTCAATGTGACTTGAATAACTCGATTGAGCACGCTAAAAGGAATAGCAACGATGAAGATCGCAACTACATTCGAGAGTACGAAGGTGGACTGTTTACTTTAAGACAAATTAAAAGATATTTAGAGGAGAAACCATGAATCCAATATGTAATGCATGCGCGTCTTTAGGCACGCTCAACTTAAGTATCAGCGGCAGGAATCTTTGCGACAGATGCATAGGCCGCGACGACGAGAACTTCATGCGTGCAGTCAATCAAGTAAGCATGTATGTGTTCAAGAATTGCGTACGCAATGCTTCAGGCACGTTTGTCTTAGCTGCGCACGTCACAACAGGAAGAAGTGAGCTAGCACCCGACAAAGTAGAGGTCATCGTGCAGTTCGATCATAGCGTATGGACAGGCTCAGTGACTACAAAGGTGCTGCCGGTGCCGATTGTGTTGAAACGGGTTAAGAAAATAGACACGGAGATTTTATAATGGAACTTGGTTTTTTAGGATTAGTAATGTGCATTCTAGCTTTTTCAGGGGGTGCATATTTAGGATCGGCATGCATAATGTTCGGATCGGTTTTAGGTGCATGGATATGTTTAACATTGGAGAGTTAATATGGATTACTTCGATATACAGTTTACTCTAATGTTAGGATGTCTTTGTTACTTAATAGCTTGGACATTGCATACAAATAAAGAGTTGACACAATTAAAAAGAATATTACACAAAGATGAGGAGTAGTTATGGAATGGATTCAAACTATCACAATTATTGGCGTGATGAGCGGTTTGTTTGGAATATTTGCCAGCATGATGTATTGGATGGTTAGCCGCATAGACAGTGACGTAAAAAGCTGTTGTGCACGGTTAGACGGACATGCAATGCGTATTGATCAGACTTACAAGATAATTATGGAGATACTTAAAGAGGGTAGAAAATAAAAACTAAGCTATCACTGGGGGCAGAGATAGCCTAGCAAGCAAAAGGACAGACTATGGGATTTCTAACTAAGGTTTCAGAAAAAATAACACGTATTATTAATTTACTACAAGGAAAACACAATGGCCGGAAAGTTTTTAGGAAAACGAAGCATAACAGTGGATGTCCCAATTGGACTATTCAACATGTACGCGAAACTGTGCGTCGATGCAGGGATATCCAAAACGGAAGGGTTTCTCCGCTATCTAGAGTACCTAGCCTCGAGGCATCAAAGACAAAGGGAGTTAGTCAATGAACTTTCAAATACCACTTTCATCCTGGATGAGGGAAAGCCTAAATAATTACGTAGCACAATTAGCACTGTCTAAGAGTGCACCAACGATCGAGGCCTACCACTACGACGTAGCTAAGTTCCTCGAGTACCTGAACGCACAGCAAGTTAGGCGGTTAAGTTCAGTGAAGGCGTCGCATATTGTTTCGTACTTAGGTGAGTGCAAGTTGGGCGGCAAGAGTGACAGCAGTATCAACAGATACTACATGGCGATCAGGTCTTACTTCAGGTTCTTACGAAGGGACAAGAAAGTCATCATGGACTTAACCGAGGATGTCACTGTACCAAAGAACGTGCAGAAGGCGCCGTATGTACCACAGCTAGACGACATGGACAGGCTTTTAAGTATGCCAAACATGAACACGATGAAAGGCGTACGAGATCAGGCTATCTTAGAGCTGCTCTACTCGTCTGGCTTGCGAGCTAGCGAACTGTGCGACTTAACCTTAGATGACTTTAAGGATGGTTGCGTGCTTGTTAAGTGTGGCAAGAGAGGTAAGACTAGAACAGTGCCGATCACACTAGAAGCTAAGAGTTCGATACTTAAGTACATAGAAGAGTATCGCGGGAAGGAAGCAGGTCCGCTCTTCCTTACACAACTAGGCCGTAGTATGGACAGGCAACGGTTGGCTAAGCTGGTCAAGCACTACGCGAAGAAGGCTGGGATCAGTGAGATGACGACACACAGCTTGAGGCATGCGTGCGCAACACACCTTTTGGACAGAGGTGCAGACTTACGCTTGATTCAAGAGGTGCTTGGACACAGCTCTATTGCAAGCACACAGAGATACACGCACTTGTCAAGCAACAAGATGAAAGAAATGTTTAACACTTATCACCCAAGACAAAACAATGACCAAAGTTAGAAAATTCACGCATGAAGAAAGATTAATTATTTCCGAAATGTTGAAAGACAGGTATCCTATTTCCAAAATATCGAAAAGATTAGGTAGATCACATGGGGTCGTCTATCAGGAAATTAAACGAAACAAAGAGAATATTTCATACGAAAAAAGATTAACGAATTTTGAGATAGCCATGCAGAAGATAGATGCGTTGCAGATGCAGGTCGATATTTTAAACGACGCGATTACAGAAATTATGAGAGATAGAATATGACAAAAAAATACTGGAAGCTAGAGGAAAGAAAACAATTTCAGAGCTTATTGCAACAGGGTTTGGCAATAACAGAAATATCCAAAATCATGAACAGACATCATAGCTCAATTTATACTGAACTTTCCATGTTAGGAGGGAGAACGTTTTATGATGCTGAAAAAGCACAGTCAATAATTGAGGAAAGATCAAGAAAAAGGTATTTAAAAAGAAGAGAAACTTTTAAAAAAAACCAGTTAGAAGGAAAGAAAAGTAAGTTAGATATTATTTTAGATGAACTTAAAATCATAAAGGAGATGTTAAATGATTCAAAAGACAAAAGAGTACAGTAAATTTAAGATGCGTGAAGACAACAGGGCTTGTATAGACTCGCCACACTTAGCCAGGATTAAGAACTCTATTGAAACGAGAAACTTTCTTCATTTGAGGCCGATCACAGTCAATGAACAAATGGAGATACTAGACGGACAACATCGCTTTCTTGCAGCAAAAGAGCTTGGACTAGAAATCTTTTACGAGATTACTAAAGGTAGTGATCCTAAAGATTTGGTGTTGCTGAATATTTCAAAACCATGGTCTGGTCTGGACTACTTGAATTTCTATACGAAGAATGGCTACAAGCATTATATTAAGCTTCAAAACTTTATAAAAAAGCATCAGTTGAAGCTTGCGACTGCAATGCAATTATCTTGTGGTAGAAGCTTCAAAGGAATGCAAGACTTTAAGATTGGCAAGTACGAATTTACTTTGGAAGATAGCGATGACCTTATGGATTTTTGTAAGGACACTGTTGAGTTTATCAAAACACACAATGGAACTGCTATATGGATGAACTCCTCGAAGTTCTGGGTAGCATTGGTTCAGCTCATGCGGCTTCCTGACTTCAATAAAGAAAAGTGGTTCAGGAATCTCAAGCATCTAGTGAAAAGCTGTACGGCTAAGATCACGCTTGATGAATATTATCAAATGGTTTTAGATATTTATAACAATCCTACAATGAATCATACTGAGAATCAACGCTCCTTATTTAAGGATGTAGCTTAACAAAATCCCTGGGGTTAAGTGCTCCAGGGTACTTACACTTATGATTTATCCTTGGCGACAGATTGGAAGGCTCGATAAAAGACTAGCAAAGACTGCTCTCCTTAAGTCCAGTGTCTATGCTTTCAGTCTTTACAATAGGCAGAAGTTAAAAGAGCACCTCATGAAGAAACATGATAAAGTTCTTTTTAAAGACTTGCAAAGGCACCTAAAGTCTATTGAACCAAGTGCTTCTCAATCCACACATCCAGGTATCCATCGCATGATAGGCAGGAAATGCAATATTGCTTGGCATCGTCATAGCAGCGACAAACGGCGAGCACGTGATCAAGGCCGTTCGAGTCAATCCCCTGAATGATGTAGAGTTCCTCTTGTTGAATTAGTGCTTCTATTGTCATGTGAGTTTCTTATACCTTGTGAAGCGCACGGTTTTTCCTGTTAAGGGAAGAGGTTTCACTTCTTTGCCTAAGTCTTTCAAATACTCTTGCATCATCTTTATTAGGCAATTCAGGTCGGTAGAAAAGCCTTTTAGCTGCATAAGTCTGTTGGTCTTTTTCTTCTTTTTCAATAGCTTCGCCATAAAGCTCCATAAATGTGCTATGTTTCTCTAAAATCTTATCAATTGTTGCAGGATATTTTGAGTACTTTATTTTGGTGATTGAACGCAAAATGAATTCATAAATTTCAAGTAATTCTTGAGCTCTAAATTGTACTGGCATTGGTTTTTGTAATAAACTCCTTTGGTAATGTTGCAGTATTGGCGGAGGAATAACAGTTGTCGTTTTCACAAAGGTTCTCCCGGCTGCAAGTAGACAATCGGGCTATCATCTACGCTAATGTGATCTTGAATGTCGTGCACCATCTGTCCATAATCTGCGACACACATCGACTTAAGCTCACGGATAAAGACGATAGTTTCCCCTTCAGTTGAGTTGATCAAGGTCTTGCTGCGAAACAAGAAAGCGATCTGGCTGTCATCTTTGAACACGAGGCCGCTCATGCAGTCATTCAAGAACTTTTCGAGGTTGTCTCCGTCTGGCCTAAGGACATGTGGCTGTCCATCAAGGAACTTCTTTCGTTTCGCCGACGCAAACTTTCTCACAGGTAGGCGATAATGCGTGATCATCATGATTGGGCCTTGCAGCATCTGAAAGTCCGGGGGCAACTGTTCCTTTATCTCGTTTATTGTTCGTGCCATTCCTTTTGCGCTTGGGTTGTACCATCTGTTCTTTTGCATCCTCACGGAAGCTTTTGCCTTTGGGGTGTGTGAAATCTTTATCTTGTAGTACGACATAGTGCTCCCAACTCATGAATTTAAATACGGTTCGAGGATTATTGCTGTAAAACTTCTCGGCGTCGATCTTGACAATCTGTCTGTAGGTTGTAAACAGAACCTGAAACAACATCTGTAGAAAAGCTAAAAGGTAGTCGCATATTTCCCATGTGTTGACTGCCGGAACAATCTCTTTCTTTATTCTACGCTTAGTCACAGTCGTATTATCTGGAGGAGATACATAGAACGTGACAATCAGAACTACGGGGATAGAGCTCTTCATATATGCCCTGAAAAAGCACTTAAGCATAGATCGCCATTGACGGGTTTTAAAGAATATCATGGAATGTCTGCGACCACCAGGATCACTCCGGAGGCTATAGATCAAAGGTTCACCTTCCATGACGAATTCCATGCTAACGGCGCCACTACGGATGAACTTGTACTCTTTGATTCTTTGCTTCAGTCCCAAAAGAACACCTTCCAAAGGCTAAGCGCTAAGGTGATCATCACTAAACTCAGAGACATTGTTAAGGTCATCTCCAGCCAGTTGGGTTCCGTCTTCAATATGCTGAACGAGTTGCTTTCCTGTGTGTATGCCTTTTTGCACGTTGTTAAGTCTCCATCTAGGTTCATTGATGTCTATCTCCTCTGCTGTAGCGATCATTTCATCTGAAAGTTTACAAATTGTTTGCACAAGTGTGGCATGCAAAAGCTTCTTAGCTTCGGTTTCGGCGACCTCCATAACATGTTCGCAAAGTACCATCCACGAATCAAAATGGCAGGTCTTGGGCACTAGCGGATGGTGCAGGCGATACCTGATGCGCTTTCCGGGGATATGTTTTATTGTGCGTTTGGCCATCTTGTTTCTCACTGGTTTGTGTTTCTAAAGCATCTAGTATTTTATTTTTAAGCTGTTCGAAGTAGGCCTTGTCTCCGAAGTTGATGTAAGGAAAGTACTCAGTCTTGCGTCCATCTGTATACGATACTTCTCTCTGAGGAAAGCTGACCCATTTCTTTTCACCCATCACGAAATATCTACAGTCGTAAACCTTCTGCGCATAAGGACCAAACTCAATAGTAAAGAAAGCTTTCAGGCCACCTTTGTTTACTTCACGGTAATGAACGATTTCTACTTGCGTGTCTTCCATATTTAACTCCTTGTTATTTAAAGTCTTTAAGCTCAACGTAGCCATCCCATTTAGGTTCGTAAAACAAATAGGTAGAACCTTCGATACCAAACATGCGGTTCTTGACTATCTTGATTTTTACTTTGTTGGGATCAGCTTGTGTGTCTGTTCTTTGGCAGCGATGTAATATGATGATGTTGTCGGCGTATTGTTTGATTGAAGAGGAGCCTTTTAAAGAGTGCAAGCCGATCTCTTCAGTAGAGTTGAAAGTCTGCCGGGGATGACACACGAGCAGGAAATGCATGTCTAAAGAAAGGCACATTTCATGCAGGTTCTTCATTGTCTCGTCAATAGCTTCGTGCAGCTTCTCAGTGCGGCTCTTCACAAGGTAGTCCAAGTGATCAAGCATGACGACTTCAACACCTCTTTGTTTCGCAGAGATTAACTGCTTAGAGAGACGCTCGATGTCTGTACCTAAAGTCGTTTGATTGATGTAGATTTTGTACTGAGATGCCCACGTGTCTAGCTGCTCATTGTCATGCTCTGTGAAATTGCAGAACTTAAGAGGGCGACGCAAGATGACTGAAGCCAATTTGCGCATGGTTGTGGCAGGCTTCATCTCCCAAGAGTTTATCCATACAGGAATGTTTTGCATGGCACAGTTGACCATGAGTTGTGAACAAAACGTTGTCTTGCCAGCGCCTGTATCCGCAGTGACAATTGTAAGCTCGCCTTTTCGTATCCCCTGCAAGTACTGATCAACGCACTTCCATCCAGTTGAATAACCACGATCAATCTCTTCCCGATATGATTGGGGCAGCTCACCAAGCTTAGTAAGACAGCCATCGTCGACCGGTTGGCCAGCCATAAAGCGAACAAAATCGGTTACTTCCCTTCCCGAGAGTTGAAGCTTAACAGGTGCTCCTTGTCTTTCCATAGATCCTCCAAGTATTCTTTGATCACTTTGCAAAGAAAAGTATCACTCTGGAGGTACTCGAGCTGTTTTTCTGCCGAAGGAAACTTAGCAGCAGGAACTAATCTGTTGAGCCAATTAATGATAAAGCCGATAGTTCCTTTGGTTTTCTTACCCTTGGAACCAATTAGCCAATCACGCATCTTGATAAACTCAGCGTCTACGTGAATACCGGGATACAATGCCTTAAGGTCTTGAATTAGACCAGCATCGAGTCCGACAAAACACTGTAGAGTGCGATCGAAATACACAGAAGAACGATTACTCTTTGCCATAACACTCTCTTTAGGCTTTGAATAATTACATACTTCTGGTAGTGTGGAACTGTTGGTAACACACAAAAGGAAGTTAGCGCTTCCCCCAGAAGTAAAAAGAGGAACTTTTAGCGAGGTTTCTCTTTTTTTTTGTAAAGGCTACTTATTTCATTCATTCAATTCAAGTTTTTAAATCTACCACGGAAATGAGCACGATTTCTGCGAAAGCATTCTCGCAAGCGTTCGTTATCACTGTATGTATATTTAAGTGCGAGTCGAATCAACTCTTGAACTGTGACTTTACGGCCCGTGTTGATTGTTTCCAGTGCGGCGATGTCGTGCAACATCTGGTACATCTCTTTCTCTATCCGGGCAGATACGACTAAATTATCGTCCAATACTTGTGGCCTAGCCATAGGTCCAACCTCCGTATCCAATCCAAAATAATCTATACAAAATATCTTTACAAGAACATGTTGCCACATATCTTGTCAAATGTTAACTTAAAAATTGAAGTTGACACAAGTAAATAGGAAGTTTTGTGGCAGATTACCCGAGAGTGACGGAAGTTTTACGACCTTTTACGAACTACGACAAAGTGCCGACACAAATTCTACACAAAGCCGCAATCCGAGGAACCTCTGTGCATGCGATCTGTGCTGCTTTGGCTAAAGGCGCCTTCGTACCAGAAGGAATGATTGGCGAAGAATTGCTTGGTTACGTGCAGTCATTTCAAAAGTGGGCTGAGATTCAAGTTAAGTCCTTTCTTGTTATTGAAAAACGCTACAGCGATGACGACAAAGGCTACACAGGGCAACTGGACTTCGTCATCTTAGCCAAAGACGATAAGCTCTACCTTGCAGACCTAAAGACTAGCGCAAGACCTCAAAAGACTTATCCTGTGCAAATGGCCGCATACGAATATCTCATAGAGAAGAATAAAATACAAGTAGAGGGCGCAATGCTTGTCTACCTTGATAAAGAGGGAGACTTCCCAGACATTCATTTGATAGACGACTTAACGAAAGAACGAGAGGTCTTCTTCTCAGCACTAGACTGTTATCACTACTTCAACAAAGGAAAGAGAAATGGAACAGACGCCACAACAGACGATTAGCACAGGCCCGAACATCTTCCAAAGAATCCTGGGTGTGATGCGCGAGCTTGAGTACATCCAAAAAGGTGAAGCTAAAGTGAACAACCAGTACCGGTTCGTCTCGCACGATCAAGTCTCAGCTAAAGTGCATCCCCTGCTTGTGAAACATGGCATTGCAGTTATCCCTTCTGTCGATGAGCTCAAACAAGAGGGCAACAGAACGGAGGCTAAAGTTTCAGTGCATTTCGTGAATGCAGACAACCCTGCTGAAGTGGTCGTCACAAAGTATTACGGCTATGGTGTTGATCCTGGCGATAAAGGCCCGGGTAAAGCGATCTCTTATGCCTGCAAATATGCTTTGCTTAAGACGTTTTGCCTTG